CCTACAAATTGGCTTAATCTTGTGGCAGCTGCTGCGGCAGTACCGCTAACTTGTGTAAATATAGTTCTAACAGGGCCTAGCTTTTCTTCTTTAATCTTGTCTTGCATTTCACGCCAAGCAGCACCAAATCCTTGAATACTGGCTGTTTCTGCAGCTTGTGCAACTATATTACCGCCTGCAGCCTTTTGTCTAGCACTTTCAGCATCACGCTGTAACATTGCGGAAGAACTAAATCTACCAAGACCTTTACTTTCTTTTTCCGCTAAGTCTGCACTTGTTTTTGCTTCTTCTTTAATGACTTTTTGATATGCTGTAACAGCATCTGCCCACTCTTTATAGCCTTTAGCTACTTTTGTTTGTTTTTTACTTAATTCTTCAATATAGGCTAAATCTTCTTTAGAAATGCTTTCAACATCAATATTACGACTTGTAATACCCCTAGCTCTTTTAGTCATACTTTTTCTGTCAACTTCTAGGGCGGCATCAGCAGCTGCAATTCTTTGAGCTTTTAATTCTGCTAAGTGATCATATTCGGCCTTAAACTCGGCACGTCTTAGTTCATTTGCTTTTTTAGCTGCTTCAACAGCAATATCTGATTTAGCTTTAGCTACTTCGGCTAAACGATTAGCTTCTTCTCGTGTACTAGCACGTAGTTGACTAAATGCAGGTAAAAATTTATCAAATACACTTTTTGCTAATAAGGCCAATGCACCAGTTAGTGCAATTGGATTTTCAGCTAATAATCTAACTACTGGTTCCAAAAACTTATTAACAAAGGTTAATCCGGTTTGTACAACATTATTTAATGTAGCCAATAATTTATCGTAAGGATTAGTATCTATTTGAATATTAGAGAATTTATCATTACCTTCTTTTAATACTGCATTGGCAAAAGCTTGTACACGCTGATATTCTGTTAGTGCATGAACAGGTTTACCAATTTGCGCAGCATACTTCTCTGTTGCAGGACCTAATTTAGTATAGATACCTAATTCGTCTAATAGCTCAGGCTCTAGTTTAGAGATACCGCGACTTAAACGACTAATACTATCGCTTAAATCTCTGCCTAATGCGGCACTAGCCTTTTTAGCGGCATCAGCTACTTGTAAAATTTGTTGATTATTTAAACCAGCACTACTAGCTTTAGATACGGCTTCCATGCCTTCTTTTAAACTAATGGCATAACCAGTAGCTTCCACAAACTGTTTAGACAAACTGCCTAATGCAACACCGGTTTGCCCAGCCATTTGGTCCATGCCTTTAGTCATGTTTTCAACATCAGCTGCTTCTTTTAGTTTTCTAAAGGCAGCTTCAACAGCAAATACTGTAGCAGCATATTGAGCATAAACAGCAACTAAACCACCTACAGCTCTGGCTTCTTTTCCGAAATCACGTCCAGCCGCACCTGTGCCTGCTCCAATAGCGCGAGCAGCATTATAATCAGTATTTTCAGCTAAGCGAGCAGCTGCGCTTCTACGCTTATTATTAGCCTCTAATTTATCAGATTCTGCATTTAAATTGCGCATATCCTGTATGCGCTTACTTGCTGTATTACCGGTATCAGTAATCTGTAAATTTGCGGTAATGGTATGATCTGCCATATACTCTCCACATTATATTGTAAAATTTACAATAGTATAATTAATTTGTTCCATTATAGCATTAAAGCACTAATGTGTCAAACCAAAAAATTTTAAGCAATAAAAAAACCGCTAAGTATTAGTTAGCGGTTTATTAATCTTTTGCGTTTTTTCTAGTTTCGTTAATTCTAATAGCGTCTATAACATGAATTAATTCCAAGTAGTACTTTTTATCTACTTGGTCTATGTTATAGACTTCGAACAGCTCGAATATACCGTTTAAATTCTTACCAGTATAGGTGCCTCCCATATACTCCCATTCGTCTCGTAACAGCCTATAAATGCTGATAGCAAGCTGAATTTCGTCTGGAAAGTCCTGATATTCTACTGGTATTTCTTCTTCAACTGGCTCTGAGCCAAGAGTTTCACACATTTCAAAATACTGCTGTTTGGTCATGCCAACACTACTATTTTGTAAATAACTCTCGACCATTCGCCTTATTTCGATCAGCTGTTCTTCGAAAACTTTCCCAAGTCGCTTACGAACTCACTGACGAACTGATCAAAGTCTGCAGAGTTTTTCATTAGCATTAGCGCATTTTCTTTGCTATAGCCAAGATTATCTTCCTGATCATACTCTGATACGTCAACAGGTACTAAAACATTTACATACTTGAACTTTAGGCCAGACCAGCCTTTGATAGCGGCCTCTGCGTAAAGCTCTAAGAATAACTCTTCGTTAAAGTCATCACTAGTTTGACGATTTTTGAAGGTTGTTTTAGTGGATTTCTTGCGTAAGTTAATTAAGGTTTCACGACTGATAAAACCTAATGTTACTTTAAAACCAGGCATACCTGGATATTCTACTTCAATACTTTTACTAGGTACTAGTAGAGATTTTAAGCTAATTTCTTGAGAAGACATTTTTATCCTATTATTATTAATTCAAAAAGAAGTGCTGGAGATCAACCCAGCACTTGCCGATAAAGTCCCGGCTTAAGCCGATGCTTGCGCGCTACGGTATACAACAGTTGCTTCGTTAGCAGCTGTGATATCGTAAGCACTACTTGCGTAACCTTGAGCAGTGAAGTTAATTGTTGTAGAAATAACTTGTGCTGTATTAATTTGTGGAATTTGTAACATCGCGGCAGGTAGTTTGAATTCAACGCCTGTAGCATTTGTTGTAGGTCCACCCAACTGTACATTAATTGTAAATTTAGGGTCTACAGTTGTAGATGAACTAGCTAACATATCTTTTAATAATGTTGCTGTTTCATTAGTACCTGTCTTCAAGTAGGCGGTAACGTTACCACTGATAGCACGTGTGCCTGTGAAATAGGTAATTGGTGTATTAACAGTAGCTAAGTTAGCTGGTGTTAAGTAAGTTAAGTTATTGCTAAATGTAATTTGTCCACCTGTTAACGCAACTGAATAAGTTGTGCTTGGTGTATTTGTATTTGTAAAGTCGTTAATACCATCATTAAGAATCATAGTACTTAACTTGTTGGTAATATAGCGACCATAAATATTTTTAGCAGTTGCTTGGTCGGCTGGATCAGGACTTGTACCTGTTACATCTGTACCGCTAAAAACAACTGGACTAGCTGTATCTGCTGTTAAGTCTGTTAAGGCACGGATTTGTGAACCTTTACCAGCCCACTGAATAGCAGCGATAGCATCAATACCAAAATCAATTGTTGCTGTATCTAAAGCACAGTTGTCTAGGGCATAAGCGCTAGCATCAAACATAATGATTAAGCCAAATGGTAATAACTGGTGTTTATTAGAATTTGCAAAACTTAGTGTACCTGTACCATTTGTATATGGAGCACTTCCAGAGCTTGTTTCAACCCAAGCAGCAGTACCTGCACCAATGGCTGCAGCACCAGAAAAAGCGTTCCAAAGAACTCTTTCTTCTGCTGTAACTGGATCACTAGCACCATTCTTATATGGACGCATATAAGTAGAGAAACTAAAATCTAGTGGTTGCAAAGCGGTATTAAATGAGCGCTGACCGCGGCTTGGAGAGGCACCGGCTTCATTTAGTGTAACTGTATCTACAGTAGTATTTTGACTAAAAGTTAAACCATCTAAAACCTGGAGTTCCCAGCAATTAGATGTTGTCATTGGGCTGGCACCATCTTTATATGTGCCAACTTTAACTCTGCCAAAACTATCAACGTTGGTAGTAAAGAATACTCTACTATTACGAATTAAATTAACTGCCATAATTTCTTCCTTTTTAGTTTGTAATGCTAGGCATACCTACTAGATATTTATCTGTTTCGATGCCGGTTGCATTATTGAAGTGCATAACGCACCTGTAAATTTATCTCACCAACTCCATAAGGACGTAATAGACCTTCGTCTGTAGTGATAGTTGTGATCAGTATTTCAGTTGTTGATAGATTTTTTTCTTGGTCATAAACAAGTACACGATTTGCATCAATACACTTTGCTATATCATCCATTAATTCTTCTAGCTGTTCTTGTGATTGTTCCTCACTCAAAACATACAACTTGATACTAACATTTAACAGACCCCATATAAAACCTGATAATTGATAATCCCTAGCACCCATTCCAGCAGTAAGATAAATACTTGGAAAATCTTGTACTTCATCCCAAAATTTCATTTTAGGAAATGCGTTACCAAAAATATTTGAAGGATATCTAACTCCGTCTAACTGGTCTTTTAGTTTGTCTGCTAGGGCTTTTACAATACTTGTTCTTTTGCTCATACGACTACTGCCCTTAATCTAGCTGCAACTTTTTCAGATACAATCTCTCTGATTGATTTAGAGATAAGTAGTTTAGGGTCTCTACTAGTAGGTTTTGATTGTCGCCCACCTTCGCTAAAAGTTGCGTACGGATATTTCATATAGTTATAGAAGGCGGTTATCATACCTTGTCTACTCATTGTTAGTTTTTCAACTTTTACTGAGCCAGCAAATCTACCTGTTCTATAATTTAATATATCGTTACGTTCACCAGAACCCATGTTGGCACTAATTACATCTTGTAGATGCAAATCTAATAATGTTTGTAAGTCCATTAGATTAATAGTGGCTTCTTCAATGCTTGTTTTAGGTTTTGAAAAACTAGCACTAATTTTTGGACTGTCTGGTATTTTCTTATCACTACCAATTGTAACGGTAGGTGATTTTTGTTTTTGTATTTGGTGAGTTTTATTGTTAGACTTACCGGTTTTGGCAATACCTATTAAAGCTTCACCAATATCTTCTAATATACTATTAGATCCAGTTAAATTTTCTAAATATTTGTCTCTTAAAGCTTTGCTAGCTAACAGCGCTAATTTTTCTTGAAACTGGTTAAATACTTTTAATTCTTCATCACCAAATTCTTTTTGGTTAATATCTGAAGTATGTAAAGTTACAGTAATAAAGGCTTGTCCAAAAGTTTTTTCGGTTAATTGAAATACTTCAGGCGTACTATTTCTAAAGCTATACTGTATGTCAGCTTGAATAGACATTATTTTATCTAATGCCTGTTCTGCATATTTTAATGTGGGGCCACCACTAATACTGGCATAATCAATAATACCAGCTAATTTTTCAGCAAGTGGAGATGTAAATCCACCTTCTACTTGACTACTAGCAATGTGTCCAATATCTAAATTACTGATATAGGTTACCTTAGTATCGCCTGAAGGTAGTCCCTTTTTATTTAATATCGGCTTTTCTTCCTTGCGTAACCCAAAAACACTGTCTACTAATCTTGGATCTTTAGATATTTTATCTGTTACAAAAGTTCTAATTGCATCAAAACTTTTTGCCATTAGTAGCTGTTGATTTGGACCATTATCTATATATACTAAATAAGGAGTAGATCCGGTAAAGTGACCCCTAGGAATCTGTTCAATAGAATTATATGTTCTAGTTGCTTTTTCTCTAACTACTTTTAGTAAAATCGCATGAAGTTCATCAAAATTAGCGTATCTTTTATCTTTATTATTAACTAATAAACTTTGATAAGAAATATCCAATACGTGAGGTCTTACATCCAGTACTTTACGAGTATTTTCATAAAGTATATTTTTTATCTGGGGATCAATACTGTTAATTAGATCTTTAAGGGTTACTTTTGTAGCCATTACGTATAGTCCGCGGTATAGAGATCTAAAACACGTTTAATATTGGCGGGTAATGCAGTACTGGAAATATATTCAATCTGCATAGTATTTGAACCAGGATTTCTTGCTGAGTGAACACTACCGTCATGTCTACGATAGTAGGTAATCAAATCATATACAGCTAAAATTAAATCTGGAGGTACTGCTTCGTATCCTGCAAAGTAAGTAACTTTATATCCGTTAATCTGTTTAGTAAATCCACCAGGATTTATTGCTACAATTTCATCACCGTCATCAACCCAATCAACATACTTTGTTAACTTAGTATAAGTTTGACCATAGTCACTACTATATTGAACGCTACTAATACTTACTACTGGTGTTTCCTTTAACAATAATTTGGAAAATCCACCATTAAAAACTTCTATTTTTGATTGATCAAAATAATCAATAAATGTACGGCGACAATAGGTTTTTACAAATTCAGAGACTTTAGGAATCAATAGGTCAATATTATCATCCATATTAGTGCTAGTGATATTTGCATATGTTTTATATTGTGCCTTTGTAACTAAATTTAATCCCATATACACCTCACTTGTTTTATAAAAGCACCCTAAGTGCCTTTATAAAACAAGACCCTTTTGGGGTCTTGTTTAGGATTACTGCTGATTAAGCAGAGTAAACCATCTTAGTAACACCAGCACCGTAGTTAGATGTGACCTTAGTCATACCTGTACGTAAGCTAGCTACCATAACACGGCGTTGTGTCTCTACCAACTCTTGTGTGTCGATACGTAGACCACGCTGATTTCCAACGATGAAGTTGCTTGGGTTCAAGCAAATCATACCAACGGCACCGCTAGCAGCGCTGGCGAATTCGCCAGATACTAATACTGGGCTACCACCGATCTGACCGATTTGGCCAGTTAGTAATGTAGCTTGTGTACCAACTTGGTTCATAGTTTGGAAAGTTGTGTCTTCCAATAGGTTGTAGTATGTATCGGTATTAACGATATAAACTACGTCTTGAGGATCTAGACCCCAGACTCCTAGACCTTTACGTAGACCACGTAAAGCAGCAACTGTAGCAACATAGCTAGCAGATGGAGTAGAAGTTGTTAAGTTACCAGTGCTGTTAGTAGCTAATGTAGCTAAACCAGAAACTGGGTCGCTTCCAGAACCAGCACCTAACAAGAAAGCCTTGTCAACAGCGCGGGCTACACGGCGAATCATACCATCACGAATGATAGGCATTAGGGCCAATAGAGCGTCTTCTTCTTCTTCGTAAGCTGTGTACTCGTTTGTAGCAACTTTGTAAGCGTTTAGAGTGATCTCTTTGATAGCGTGAGTAGCGTTACCACCAGCGCTAGCACCAGCAGCACCCAATGTAGCAGGAGCAGCACCGAAGTTAGCGTTCTGTACCCAAGTAGCTGTTCCAGCTTCTGGGTTTACTGGAATTGTCATTACGTTAGTTTGCATAGCAATGTTGCGGAATAAAGGAGCAACAACTAAACGACGACGAACTTCAGCTTCTAGGTTCAAGGAAACTTCTAATTCCCATGTAGCGCTAGGAACGTGTGCACCGTATTTCTGAACCAATTCACGGCCAGTTTTAGTACCATCAATACCTTTTCCAGACATTTTGCCTAGGAAAACAGCTTTTTCTTTGTCTTGCATAGACATTTCACCTTGCTTAGCATCAGTGAAAGTCATACGAGATTTTTGAATAGCTTCTAATTCAGAAGCTTTCTCTTTGATAGCGGCTTCTAGACCAGCTAATGCGCTCTTGGCGTCGGCAGACTGGGCTTCGATACGCTTCTCAACTTCAGCCAATAGACGCTCAGCGCCTGTGTCAACTGTAGATACTTGAGCAGCAACAGCAGCTTTAACTTTAGCATCAAACTCAGCTTGAGCTTTTTCAGCAGCAGCTTTTTCAGCAGCAGCTTTTTCTTGAGCTTGTAAAACAGCCTTAGCAGATTGTTCTGCGGCCTTAGTAGCAGTGTCTGCTAGCAATTTTTCTAATTCTTTTGGATCCATGTTCCATTCCTTTGTGTTTTCGCGGTTTGCTTCCGTTGAGGATTCTAGCCCTTTAGCTGATTCGCTTTTGGGTGCAAACTGCAGTTTGAAAGATTTAAATTCGTCAGCATTATTAAATGCTTTAGAAAGACTAAATAGAGTATTTTGATTTGCTGGCACTGACACTACTGAAATTTCATGTAGTTCCAATTCTTTTACTAC